TAACCGCTTGGGGTCAAACTAAAGCGGAATCTTACGTTCGTGCTTATGAGCGTGGATTACAGCAAATATCTGGTCAGAAGCGTCCAGAACCTTGTATCGCATTCAAGCGTACCCAATTCAATGATAAGACTAGATTAGTATGGGGTTATCCCTATGCAATGACAGCGATTGAAGGGTTATTTGCAAGACCTCTTATTGACAAGTTCAAGAACGGTACTAGCCCAATGGCATTTGGGATGAATACTGGTATTTTAGGAACGAAGCTCAGGATAGCATCTTATCATAAGCGATGGGCTTATTCTGTGGACGTTAGCTCATTTGATTCAGCGATAGCGGGTGAGCTAATACGTGCAGCATTCCGAATTCTTGCAACTTGGTTCGATCTAACGCAGACTGAACCAACGTCTGGAGTTACCTATTCCGAAATTTGGAAGCAGGTCGTTGATTACTTCATTCACACTCCGATTGTAATGCCCGATCTGAATGTGTATAAGGGTAAGAAACATGGTGTACCTTCAGGCTCATACTTCACGCAAATGATTGACTCAATCGTGAATGTTATGATAGTTGGCGCCGTATCGCATGAGTTCTCCCTTGACATCGGGGAAGAGGACGTTTTCGTACTGGGTGATGATGTACTGTTCTGGTCAAACAGGAAAGTTGATCTAGTCGATATTGCTAGTTACGCTACACGCGTCTTCTCAATGAACTTTAATGCATCCAAATCGGCAATGTTTTCCTGGGATGAACCGATCTCATTCCTTGGTAGAGTGTGGATCAATGGTCTCCCAACATTGGATGAAGAGCTTATCTTAATACGTATGACGCAACCTGAAACGTATCGGAGGTATTCCCGAGAGGAAGCGAAAAGATCCCGTGAGGTACGGATGTTGTTATTATCCTATGCCGCCGTGTATCAAAACGCTTACCGAATATTCTGGCGTGCCGTCAATGGTATTCACCGATGGGATAGAGCAAATGCGGACATCGAACGTTACGTGTATGATGGTATATCGGTGCGGGAGTTTTGGAATCGACTTCCTGATCACCTATCTGGACTACTTAGATATCAGGCTAAGTACATTTTCCAGGATGACCTAAAAGGGG